ATTGGATGGAGATATTAATGTAAGTGCATATTCTGTTCCTCCTCCCTCAAGAAATACAGGAGATGGAAATGTAAATCTAGTCGCAACAGTTGCATCTGCGGATGTTGTAATCTGATCTCCAGTTAAAGTTGATTCCCCAAATGGTACAATTTTAGTTGTGGGTAATCCAGTTTGCATTTTTCTAATCTGACATGTAACTGGAGCAGTGTCATCTTTGGATTGGAAGAATATATCAGCTGATGATATGAATACACCATTTGCTTCTGTAACTTCAAAAGATTCTGCAATTGGATCAATCCACTCATGTTGTTCTGTTACTCTTGTATCACCAAAATTAGCAGTTTGGAAGTTTCTTGTACTTTGATTTGATACAGTAGTAGCATCTTCTCTTGTCATTCTCTGAATATCAGCAGTTCTAACACTTATAACATCTTCCTGAAGAGTGTTAAGTGTTCCTCTAGAAGTAAATATAGATTCTGCTGTAGACGCTCTATCTGATGGACTTCGAGAATCAACTGCACTACTTGATAATCTAAATGTATTTGTTCCAGTTCTAAATTCTGGTGCAGAAGTTAGAGAAGCTTCAGGAATAAAGAAAGATCCTACTAACGCACCTTTCTCATCAGTAATTAATCTAACATCAGTTACTTTAGCTTCTGCGTTACTAGTCTCACCTCGAAGAATCATATTCTTACTAATGAATCCTTGGAAATTTCCAAGAACTTCTTGTTGTAAAGATCCAGTATCGACATTAATAATAGAACTAGTTGCAGAATAATTTGAACTAATACCCACAGTATCTGAATATGGATTAACTGCGTAAATTATTCTAGGATCATTATATGCACCAAATTTATGATTTGGTTGTGCAGCTCTAAATTTAATTTGTGCAGCATTTCCATTAGTAGCGGTTTGCCAATCAGCTGATGTGCCTGTTATTGTTTCACCTACCTGAAATACTCCCTGAACCATAGATATCTCAATAAGTTTAGGAGTTACATATTTTTTAACATCTTGACCATCAAAAAATGGATAAAATTGTGTTCCAGGCTGTATTCTAGTTGCAATAAATTCAATATTTCTAGATCTCATGAATGGAATAATTTCACTATTTACAAGTTTATCTCCAAAACTTTGTGTATCAATACTTTCATTAACTTGGAATTGAATACCACTTCTAGTTAATCCACGATCTACAGTGGTAGTTTCTTCAAAACTAGTTGTAACTAAATCTATTCCTACAGTAGTTGTAGTTGTCATATCCATATTTCCTGATTCCATTGAAAATTCTGCTGTATCTACACTTCTTCCAATTTCTCTAGATTCCACATTTGTAGATGACCAAGCTTCTTCCCAACCACCCCATTGAATTGGAGCAAATCCAGTGTTTGGATCTACAGCTAATTGTTGCATTGCTTGAGTAAATCCAGCATCAATATCCACAATATTTGATTCTAATCTTTTCTCATTTAACCAAACATCACTATTTGGATTTAATTCAACACTACCTATCCAAGTTATAGCTGCATATGGGTTTACATTTTCTGTACTAGAAGCAGTATCTTGTACAATATAAGAAACTTCTTGATAATCTAATGTTACAACATCGCCAGTTCTTCTTAAATCATTAGATTGTAAATCTGATACTTCAGTTAAATCTGCTGCAGGATCTGCCGTTGTACCAATACCTATAACTTGTTCTGATCCAAGAAGTAAATCTAAACCATGAGTATAGTGTGTTGGTCTTACCTCTCCTACTTTTTTATCAATAGAACATCTAGAATTTGGATGGCTTAATGCTTGACCATTATGACTTCTAAAATTATCTACGAAAAATCCTGATTTAAATCTATCAAGTCCAGTTTTAGCATCAACTATGGTAAGTGAAGCGGTGTCTGTTTCTAGTAATGATAATTGAGTATAAAATTCTACATTCTTTAATCTTGTTTCTAATCTACCAATATCTGCCATCGTATATCTTTTATGTCTGGCAACTCTAACCACTGAACTACCTTTTGCATTACGAGCAAATGGTCGCATGGAAATTGTAGCCACACTAAAAGCACCACTTGGATCTGATGGTGCAGAAACATCACCAACAGGAGCTGGGGCTCCTTTCTTTAATTCAAAGAATCCATCTTTAGTCAAATAAACTTTATCTATTCGTGCTAAGTAATGTGAGTATCCTAATGTTACAACATCATCTCCAACTATAACAGGGGGTTTAGATCCTGAAACTGTAAAGCTACGAGTATCATAATCAAAAGGTGATGTTCCACTTGAAGTGTTATAATCTGCAACTCTAGGTCTAGCATCAACGTAATCTGATAAAAATCTTCCTCGATATGAAGACATATCAAATTCAAAATTTTCAGGAGAATAACTATTAACGCTTGCAAAATCTCCAATTTCACCTTCAACTTTATAATGATCAAAAATTATGGCTAATCTTTTTGAAGGTGCTGGTTCACCTTCTTTTCTAATTATTCTTGCAAAATCATAAAACTCATCTCTTTGGCCATTATCAAATCTAAAACTTTTACTAGTATTTTTATCACCCTCTAAAACAACTGAAACTTGACCAACAATACCAGATGATTGGAATGTTGCTATTTCTTCAAGATCAAATCTAATATCATTAGTGTATACTATTTTAACAGTCGCTGCAGTTTTTGAAACAACTCTTGCAGTTGCACCACTAGTTTCTCCAACAACCAATTCACCTTGAATTGTATCAGTTAATTCTGCAGATCTATTGATAAGACTAATACTAGGAAGATTTGGATCTCCTGCTGTACTTGATTCATATATTCCTAAAACTCTTACACCATCAGGAACATTGAGACATATTTCTTTATCTTGAACTCTTGTACCATATACATCACTTGTCGTTAAACCATCTGCAAGTGTATTTTGTGCAGTTCCAGAACCAGATTGTTGGGATCTATTAATAACTAATTGAGAACATCTTTGTAGTATTTTTTTCTGTGATGTAACTTCTGTTCTTCTAATTGTAGCAAGAAAAATTGCAGCAGTATCACTAGCTTTTGATAATTGTACCAAAGTTACCGATTTTCGATCAGCAGTGAACACAAGATTTTCTTCTCTTAGTGTTTGAATACTTCCATCACTATATGCAATATTATATCTCTCTTCATCAAAGGTATCAAAAAATTCATTTGTTGATGTTATAGTTATTGTTGCTCTATTACCACTTACATTAAAAGTAAATTGTTGTCTAATTTGTATTTCTGAAGAAGATAAATCAATATTAGATATTGCAACTTCTGGCATATCTGAAACAAAAGTTGAATTTTTAAAATCTAAAACTTGAGGCCTTACAATTTTAAAATCACTGGTTGTAATAGTTCCAGATGGTCTTTCTTTTTGACAAACTCCAGGCACATCAACGGGTAATGCTACCACAGTAAGTTGTGAACCTGCTGGATTGATATCAACCACTTTATTAAATGTTGGGTCTGCCTCTCCTTGTTTTTGATATTTTACTATATCGTTTAATTTAATACCACGAGAAAATCTTCCACCAGCAACAGTAACTGTACCACCAGAGGTAATTGTATATTCTGTACCTGCAGGAGCTGGACTGCCTTCTTTTGACAATACAGTATCTGCATTAAATTCATTATCACCTTGATCTTGAAATATTGATTTAACATCATCAATGGAAAATTCTGTAACTGTAGTTATTGATTTACTATCATTAACGCCATTGACTGCGATTGGCTCTTCTGGTATAAAAATACCACTGGTAGAAGTAAGTGTTAATGATGTTGCACCACTAGCTGCTACTTTTAAATGTCCTCTTGCACCACTTCTTAAACCCTCAATTAACGATCCATCCACTGCAGTAAGAGCACTATTAAGTGTTATAATTGTAAATGTTTGTATATCCCATAAAAATAATTCATAAACACTTGTCACACCTGAATATCCAGCAGATTCTAATTTGTAATCATAAACTCTTGCAATTCCAATATGTTGACCAGCTGCAGCTGCATGAGAAGAACCTGTTCTTTCACTTCTCAATTGTACTTTACGATCAACACCCATTCCAACAAATGGAGCTCCAAACACACGATTTACTTTTATCTTACTAACACGATCAAATGCAAATACTTGATTTTCTAATTTTTTAACTGTTCTTGGTTTTTCTACATCAATATAACTACTTCCAAATTTTTCAATTTCATAACCTCTTACATATGCTTTGCCAGGTGATAGTTGATAAATCATACTATCACTACTAGGTTCATTACCTTGTGTGGTTTTTTGATTTTGAAAATATACACCATTATTACCTTGTCTATCGTTCAATGATTCTCTAACTTGAACTCCAAATTGTTTTACATAATAATTACCACTTTCATCAAATGTTCTTCTTGCAAACTCATCAGCTAACAGATTATAATCTGTTCTCTTTACCATCTTTTGGATATTTCCTTCTCGTAATCTCAATAATTCTATGAAATTTGCATCATTTTTATCTTCTAAATCTTTTTTAATTAAGGTTGGTTTTAATTGAAATCTATCTGCGCCAGGAGCTGCAAAATTAGAAAATCCAGCTGCATTGTCAAATAGAGTTGCATCATCAAAAGCAGACACTATATTTTCATCAATGAATAAGCCAACTCGATATGATGGTTTATTACTGTATTGATCTGCTATGACAGTTTGAGTATTTACTTTAACAAAATGTCCACGAATAAAATATACACCTTTTTGGATACTAACTGCTGATCCTGTTGAAGACGCACCTAAAGCTATTGTTGTTGCAAATGGATTGTTAGCAATAACACGAGATATACCATACTCAATATCTGTAGTTGCTACTAAATTTTCACCATCATTAAAAACATTACTTGCAAAATCATTACCAGCTTTGACGTATTTAATGTATAGAGTATTATGTCCTCTCTCAGATTGAGTTGATATTAAATGATTTACAACTTTTGCCTCTACTCCAGAAGTTTCTCCTTTGATAGTTTTACCAACTAACTTATCAAGATATTCAGATATTGGAATACCTAAAAATGTATCCTCTAATTCAATTGCAAAATATGCTGGGTCATATCCAATTTGGCCAGGAATGACCATCGAACCTTCTTTAAAGAAGTGTGTACCAAATTTTTCAATTTGGTTTTGGAGGATTGTTTGTAACTGAGTTAGTTCTCTAGCCTGAACTGGTATGCCAGGCTTAAATAGAACTCTGTTAAAGTTCTTATTTTCATCAAAATCATCAAAATATGGAGAAACATTCAGGTTGGTCTCTTGAGGCATTTTCTTAGAACTCTAATACAATTTTTACGTCTTCTTTCTGGGTAGCACTACGTTGTATTGCAGCCCTGTTATCTATGTATAATATCTCACCAGAATATTTTTTAACTTCTGGGTTGGCCACACCTTCAATAAAGTCTTGTCCCAGTTGAACAATGGCCGTTCCAACCGTGGTAGCGGTGCCTGGATTAGAACTTGTACCAAAACTAGTATCTATTCCCAAAGCATTACCAGATGCATTACCAACAATAGTATAACTTCCGCCAGGCCCAATTTGAGATGTAAAGTCTACTGTTCTAAATCCATATGTTGTAGATCCAATACCAGTAGGATTATACATTTTTAAAATACCTGTTGATGAATCCCAATTTGCAACATAACCAACAGCAGTTGATCCAACACCGATTGTTTGTGATACAGGTGTATCAACAGTAAATGTAGTATCTGCAATATTACCACCACTTAAAGTTTTAAGTTTAAGTGAGGTTAGTGAAACCGCACTAGATTTAGTTAATAAACCTCCAGATAATGTTCTTGGATTTTTAACAAGACCAACTCTAGCAAAATCATTTCCCACAATAAAATCTGGATTTGATGCATCATTTTCAAATCGAGCATACATCAAAACTCTAAACGCACCTAATTCTTTGTATACATCAAAACCATGACCGCCTGGTGGTGGTATGATAACCTCTATGTCTGCAACAGATGTACCAGCAACACCAACAGCAGATAATCCTGCAATTGGCCCACCAATCTCAGTGCCTGGAGCGCCAGGATAAAATTGAACAGTTCCGCTTGTATATCCAGTTCCACCATTTGTAACTGTTACGTCAGAAACTTTACCCTGAGAATTAACTGTAACAGAAACCTTACCACCAGTGCCATCTCCTAGAATAGGTATATTATTAAAAGTAGTACCAATGGGTTGATATCCATCCCCTGCATTTAAAATCACTGCAGTTTCTATTTTTCCATCCACCGCATTGTTTTTGATATCTACACTATCACCAGTTCCCCAAGAATTAGGAACAGGCATAAAATCAATTGAATCAAACTTTATAATTTGATTTGGTTTAATAGTATAAAGATATTTCCAAATATATCCATCACCAGATGTACCAGCAGCTCTCGGTTCTAAATCAACAAAATTTGGTTCATCAAGAGATTGTCTACCCTGTGGGTTATCAGGACTTTGACCATTATTAATACAAATATAAACCTTAAGATCACTATTTACAACAAAATATTGTGCATCATATAAATTTGTAGAAGATGTTTTTGGACTTTGATTTTCTCTAGTATAACCATTTTTATACATTTCATATACTGTACCAGCTGTCCAAGTGGTTTTTTTAACCATTCTTTGAACGTCATCACTACTTAATTGTTTAAGGCCAAGCATGGTATCCCATGCATCATTATATTCCTTAAATCCATCCATAGGTGCTGGAGTGTTTGTATTCCAATCAGTTTGACCGTAACCAGCACCAATATCTTGTGAATTAGGTAAACCTATAAAACTATAATAATACTGCGATGTATCAGCTACACCAGCGACAAAATTCGCAGCATTTAATATTCT